CAGGAACAGTTGTATTAACTTTTATTTTAGGTAAATTATCAACTTTTTTAGAAGTAACAACATTTTCTTTTTGTGGCATAAATGGTGGAGAAGTTGGTATAGTTCCAAAAGCACCAAATTGAGCTTTTAATAATGCTCCGCCTAGTTGTTTTTTAGAATTTTTTTTCTGCCAATCTTCTAAAGCAGCTTTAGTTTCATCTCCTAATATTCCATCTAATTCACCATCTTTATTAATAGATTTAGGAATTTCTTTATATCCTCTTAACCAATCTTCTTTATAAAATCTAAGATTAGGATTATCTGTAAATATTTGTTCTTCAGGTCTAAATATATTATTTCTACCTGTTGAATAACCTAAATCATTTTCAATCAATTTTTGATTTTTTAATTCTGCCATGTAAGGTCCTTTATAACCCATATGAGGTTTTCCAGGAACTAAATTTTTATCCCAAGGTTTTCCTACAGAAAAATAAGGATGCTCATAATTAGGTGTACCGTATTCAACTTTACCTGTTTGAGTATTCCATTTTCCTGCAGAAGGTTTTGCCCTAAGATAACCTACTTGAATAGCATCATCAAATCCTTCATCTCCTAACATTCTATAAGCAGCTTTAGGATCAGGTTTAAATGCCCAAGGATTTAATTTCCAAGCATTTCTTAAAGGAGTCTGTGTTGTAGCATATCTGCCAGCTTGTCTTGCTACAACAGGAAGAGCTCTTGCCCCAGATATACCTGTTTTTACTAAAGGTGCTCCCATTGATGCTAATCCCGCAGCATCTAATGTGTTAAAAAACCCCTCAACTTCTTTAGAGTCATATGGAGTAGAGCTTTGAGGAACTCCAGGCGATGCTCCAATAATTGTTTTTTCAATAGTACTTAATGCACCTTTAAGATTTTCTGATGGATTTCTTGAGAATCTCACAGCTCCAGGAACACCTGTGAATTCTGCAGCTGTTTTTCCAATTGTTTTAGCTGCTTTTGACAAGTCATTATACGTTTGCCCTACTTTTCCTGTTTGAGCTTTTGCTCTAACTGCTCTGCCTATTGGTGTATTAGAACTGAAAAATCTTTTCTCTTCATCTGTCAAGTTTTTGTAGTAGGGATATTGTGTGCCAGAGTTGTCAGAAACAATGTCTGCCGTTGGCAATGTTCCTCCAAAGTAAGTAGGTGAAGTTTGTCCTGCCCGTTGGTAATAATATCTATCATAAAATTCATATGGTGTTATAAATGAATTTAAAGGACCTTCAAAATCATACTTATCATATATAGATACGTATTTTCCTTTCTTGTCTTTACCAACACCTATTGTAAAGTTCTGTAATGGATCAATTTGAGAAAACTCATCTTTTGGCATAAAATTTTCACGTATATATGGCGCAAGAGAAGAAATAACCACCGATTGACCTTCCTGCAAGTTTCTTCTTTTTGCTTCAGCAATCAAAAGCTGAGGATCAATAACATCTCTGTTAAGAGTATAGTATTGTGCGTTTGGATTTTTAGCTTTTGATGGTTTATAGTTTGATGGTACTATATACTTAGGATTCATTTGTAAACCTAAAGCTTTTCTCCAAGCTTCTTCTTCCACGCTGTAATCTCCTTGAGCATCTTTAGATGGCGGAGGATTCATACCGAGTGCTCCTCTTGTAAGTTCTATCGGTGCTGTAAAAATTCCAGGATATGCAACAGGTCTAATATTTTTACCTAACCACGGTCTTGCTCCATATTGAATTCGTGCTGCAGTTGACGCCGTTGTAGGACTATTGTACATTGTCTCTAAAGCATTTTTTGTTGCAGATTGTAATGTGTTATTTAACCAATCACCTGTAACATCAAGACCTCTTGCAATACCGTTTATTAAAGGATTTGTAATATAGTCATCAAATGTATTACCACTTCTTACTTCAATATAATTATCTTTTGGTGGAACTTCTCCCGCGTCTTGGTATTTGTTTAACCAGTTAGAATTATAAGTTGCATTTGATTCACCGCCTTTTTGATACGGAGTTTCAACAACGTAGTCACCAGGAAAAGTGTACTCGCGCCCTGGCATCATTACAATCTCGTTGCCAAGATTATCTACACCTCTAACAGGAAAGTCCACGTCCTTCATAGTAATGTTTCCTGAAGGAATAATATTAAAAGGTTTATTTACATCAGGACTGTTTCGTTTATATCCATATTTTGAATATCTTCCTTTTGGTAAACCGCGTTGTAATTTTTTCATCTTATTGAAATATTAAATTTTACTTCACTTAATCTAAGTAACATTTGTCGATTATTAGATTTTTTTCTTCTTAATAGAATTTTATTACTGTAATGTCTAAATTTTTTTCTTTCATTTTCTTTTTTAAAATAATTTAAATTATTTAAATTTAAATCTTTTATATATCCATTAAGATGAGTTATAAAAATTTCTTGTTGAGAATTGTCAAATTCACCTCTATTATTTGTTATATCCCAAAATTGATTAAATCTATATTTTTGTTCTTCTTTTGAATATAATATTTTAATATCATTTTGAGTGATGATTGGATAATTTAAAGCTAAAAATGGATTTTCTTTAGGATTAATGGTTAATCTTAGTAAACCTGAAGTTTGTTCTGAATTATAAATAATAACTTCATCAAAATTAAAATCTAAATCATGCCATTTATCATCCCCACATTTGTTATTTAAATCTCCTTTATAAACATATGATTCTAATTGATATTCTAAACTTTTTAATGTTGTAACGGTTTGCCCAGAATTATTAGTCATTTCAATTTCCCAAGGGTAATCTACACCATAAAAATTAGAATATAAATCACATCTGTTATTATGTCGCCATATTCCTGTTCCAGTAGTTGCTGCAGGAACTCTATCTGAATTTTTATAATGGCATATAACAGGATTATTATTAATATAATTTAAATCTCCATTAGGACCAGCTAAATAAACATCATCAGAAAAACCAGATATTGAATCTATAACAAAACCATTATTATCTGGGCATTTACAAGATACTTTTCTACAAATTGGTGGATTTTTGTCTGTACAATTTCCAGTTTGAGAACTCCATGTTGATGATGTAGTAGGATACACTAATGTATAACCTTCAGGACAAGAGCATTGATTTATAGAAGAAATTATAACCGGAACTTCATCAATATCAACAATAGCTGGTTCAGACTCATAAATATTTAAAACACAATTTTTTGTAATATTATCATAAACATATCCTGGAGGACAAACTGGAGTTTCAAATGTTTCAGTTTTTGTAGTTAAAAAATGATTTATACTTGGTATTGTTAAATCGGGGTGCCAATCATGAAATGATATCCAAGATTTATATTTTACATCATAAGATACTGTAAATGAAACATCATCAAAATATTCAGGATCACCAAGTTTAATTGGAATAGTTTTATTTAAATAAAATTGATTTGAATTAAATGTTATATCGAATTCTTTTTTAACACTATAATCTTTTTTACAAAAATAAACTACATCGTCATTAGGGTCATAAATTGATTGACAACCAATACCTACTACCGTATTATCACTTAATACAGAATTTTCTAATTCAGGAAATTGTTTTATTAATACAGAAGGAAGATATTTATTAAACCACCATTTCATACCTTGATCAGATATGTTAACTAATCCCTCTGAAAATTGAAATATTTTACCTTGGGCTTGCGATATAAAAAATAAACCAGCAGGTGTATTAATTACAGATTTTGCACTTTCGCAAGAACCATACTCATTCGATAAATCTGAATTTACAATATTTTGAGGAGACTGATTAAACAATCCACCATCACCAATTGTAATTTTAGTATTTAAATCTGTTTGTAATGTATCTACACCTCGAAATAATTGAGGTGATTTATAAGGAAAAAATATAATTGCACCAGTTTGATTAATAGGTTTTATTGTAGTTATTTTACTAAAATCTTTATAATTATTAGCTAAAAATACTTTCCAAAAATCTTTTTTAAATTCATCTTGCGCTTGAAGAGAATAAATTAATCTTTTTGGATAATAAGAAAAACATTTTTCAGCAACTTTAGGATCATAATTTCTATCTTGAATTTGTCCGAATGATGTAAGATTTGTAATAAACTTAGAAGCACTTAATGAAAAATCATATTTAAAAAAATTATCTTTTTTTATAATTTTAGCATCAAATAAACTATTAATGTCATTAAATCTATAAGGATCGTAATATCTTGATTCGTCTTTATCTTCCCAATCTCTATGCGCCAAATTAATTTCAGATTCTGTAAAAAAATCTAAAACTCCATTTACATGAGTGTACATAAAAGCATACTTCATATAAAATTTAGGATTTGGATCTAAATGCCAATTATTTTTTAGATTTCTTAAATTTCCTTTATGACATGTATATCTGCCTCTATCTAAATAAAATAAATCATTAGGCATTGCGTTTTCTGTAAAATCAAATCCTAATGTTGATATTTCGTTTGCTAATTCCGTAGTATCATATTTTTCTGTATTCATCCAAAATCTTGGATATGGTATATTTATACGTTTTAAATAATCGTAATTATATTCATCTGGTTGTCCATATAAAAAATCAGAAAAAATAGGCATTATAACTTTTTCAGTGTAGCGATTAACATAAACATCGCCTCCAAATATTACTCCGGATTTAAATATTTTATTTGTGTTTTTATTCCTTGTTTTTTTATTAGGAATAGAATTTAATAAACTAATAGATTTTACACTAGCACAAGTTAAAACAAGTGTTTGTTTTATATTATCTAATTGCCCATATTGGTTTTGAAAATTAAATTTTAAAGCACCATATTGCATTGATATAGGCTTTGATCTTTTAATTTCTGGAGATTTTAAAAAATTATCTTGATGTACAATTCTATTATTTTCAAAATAACCAGAAATAACATATCTAGATTTATCAACAATTCTTGGATTTGGTAGTTCATTATTTACAGCAATAGCTATTGTTTTAGGTCTAAATAAATTATTTATTTTATTAGTTTTATTAAATACTTGAAATGAAGAACCAATAAAATTTTGATCTACAATTTTTGTTCTAAAAATATTATAAATATCGGCTTTTGAAAAATCAAATAATTCACCATATGAATTATGTTTATATACGTGATCATTTGGTTTTGAGAAATTATACATTGTATTTATAATTTCTTGAGCTCCTTCAGCTAATTTTTGTCTAAGAATTAAAAAACTTGTTGCTATTTTAATTAATCCAGGAGCACTTGCAATAGGATCGCTTCTTTCATTATCATATCTAATTCCAGCACCTAAACCGGCAGCACTAAGTGTACCTAAAACAGCATTATATAACGAACCTCCAGTTAAAAGAGAATCAGCAGCTGTTCCACCACTTAAATCAAATATACCAGTAACAATATTTGCTGGAAAACCAACACTTGTAGTTCTTGTTCCAGACATTGCTTTTATAGCATATCCTATACCAACTATAGCTGCAATAATTGCACCTATATTTCTTATTAATACATTTTTAGGGTGAAGCTCTGAATTTATAAAATAACCAATAGATTCACCAAAATATTCTCCATATAATCTTACTTCATTAGCATTTAAATATACATCTTTAAACATTAAATCGGGAGAATGAAAAGTAAATACTTTTTTAGAATAATCACTTAATGGTTTAAAAGCAGTTATTGATTCTTGTAAATCATGACAACCGTCAGAACGTTTTGAAAATAATTGACTTCCTGTATGAAAATAAATATCAGGATTTAAATCATTATAAGGATAATTTGGATATAAACCTTTTAAGGTACTTTCTGGAATAGTGTATTCCCGCATATTTCTAAACACACCTTTAGCAAGAATAGATTTATTACCTTCTCGCGAACCTCTTAAAATTTCATATCCTACAATATTTGGAATTTCTTTTCCATCATTAAATTTTGGTTTTTTAATATTAGAAAATTCTACACCTAATATTCTAATTGTATTTTTTGTTTTATCATATAATTTTAAAATAGGAGATGTTTCTTCAGTGGGCATTTTGTGATGCCTAATATTTTTACCACATAAATTAAAATTAGTGTTTGTTGTTTCCCCTAAATTTATTCCATTTTCAACGTATGTTGAATCCCAAATTTCCGGTTGTGTTGCCGGATATTTTTCTGTTGATTGCCAATATGCCATTTCACCACGACCCAATATTACACCATCACCAAATGTAGATTGAGATAAAGATGTTGTTGTTGCAGTATTATATATTTCAAACATATAATTAGAACCATCCACTGAATTTGGGCCACTTGTTTGACCTAATTCATTTATTAAATCTCCATTTTGATTTCTTCCAAGTGGATTTGCTGAACGTCCTGGTATATGATAAGATTTTGATTTTTCACCAGTATTATACACCCATCTTATAAAAAATGAATAAACTTCATCTCTTAAATACCCAACATTATTTCCTCCTTTAATATAATAATCTTGAGGATATTCAATAACCACCCATTCTGTTTTAATTTGATTTGCTAAAGGTTGATAATTAAAATCAAATTGTTCTGTCGGTCCTTGTCTTATTAAATAATCATTTACAACAAACATTTTATCTGATTTTTCATAAGCTGGAGTTCTTAAAAATAAATTTTTTAAAGAAACCGTTTCTAATGATTGATCAATATAATCTATATAAACAGTGGTTTGTTGAGTACTATAAGATCCTATTTTTTTAGCAACAATATTTTGTTGATTATTACTTAGTATAACTAATTCAAAAAAATCAAAATTTTTATCTAAATTAGATAAATTAACAATTAAAGAACCTGAATTTTGATTATGATCAAATAATGTTTGAATATTTGATATTCCAATATAATCTGTTACTTTTTGATCATTTTCTAAATATGCTATAAAAGCTTTATAAGCTCCATTTCTTAAAAGTCCACCATCTTTTCCAATTGAAAGTTTAACACAAGGTGTATCAACTAAAGGAGCAATTCTTAATTCTTCACAATTTAAAACATTACTATTAGCATACGTTATACAACTTGCATTAGGTGGGCTTGTTATATATTTAATCCAAGGTATTTTATCAACATTTAATGTTCTAGATGGATTATTACCGTCATCCCAATATATTTGCCAAGTGCAATCAAAATTTTCTTTAGAACCGCCGGTTATTAAATATTTTCGATTAAAATTTAAACAAGGAGCATTTACAATTAAATTATATTCTCCGGTACTATCATCATATAAACCTATTTCTGAATTAACATCATCTGTTGAAAAAACATACCATTTATCTGCAGATTTGTGTATAAAACCAATTGCTGTATAAGGAATAACTCCAGTTTTAAAATTAGCAGGTTCATTACTTATAACACCAGTATCACCATCTAAAGAATTATTTTTTGCATTTCTTGCATGAGACCACGAATTATTTGTTTGAATAGAACCGTGAATATCTTTTATCATACCTTTTGAAAAGGTATTTAAAACTTTTTCTTTAGACATAGTTATGATTTAAACATGCTATAATAATTATGATATTGTGCTTTTCTATTTGTTTGCCAAACGTTTTGCATTTCTTTAAAATCAGGGGTATTAACGTATGTTAAAGCATTATTTCTAGCAGCACGTAATCGTTGTTCTATAAGTGTTAATTGAGGAGTTACATTTTCTCCACCAAAAAGCATATTTTCTAATATCCTTTGTTTTAATGCATATTCATAATATTCATTACAATAAGGATGATCTAATACTAAAAGATTTCCATTAGTATCTTCCATTGCTCCTTGATAATTAATATATACTTTTCCTGTAGTAAAAGACGTGTATATATAACCGTCTCTTATTTCTGCAATATCATCTGCAGTTTCATCACTAAAACAATCACATGTATATTTGTTTATTTTTTTAATTTTAAGTGGAATAAACATATTATATACTCTATATGATAAAGAACCACCAACTCTATGAATTAATTGATATTGATTATTACAATTTTGAATTACACAAACATTATTACATGTAGGAGTTGTTTCACAATTAGAAACTTCATTTGGAGAAGGGACATAAGGTACTGGATTAAATGTTTCAATTGTTGTTCCACAAGGCATTTCTTCAGAAATAGTGTAATTACCACATCTAAATGCGTAATTTAAATATGCAAAATCTAAAGGAAGAAGTGCTTTTCCATGATCAATTTCTAATACTGTATCTTTTGTTTTATGAATTTTTAATCCTAAATCATAATTAACTCGAATAGCAACTTTTATTAATTGCGCAGGATCTACAAAACCTTCTAAAGTATAACTTGCAAAATCAACAGATACATCTTCGTATAATTGATCAAATGTTCTATATTTGTTCATCTATTTATATTTTTATTATTATCAGCGTCTTCTACAGGGATTTTTATAGAATTAAACATAGAACTTAAAACTTGATTTTCTATTTCAGCAAATAAAAATTTAGGTATACTAAAATCTTGTTTATACATAGGCACACATTTATCTTCGCATCTCCAAAGCGAAATATCATCATTAAAAACAGCTTCAACTTTTACAGCATCTACTGATGAATTTGGAAAATATAAATAACCATCTAAAAACCAAAAATATTTTTTATTATTGTATTTAAATGATGTTGTTTTTGATATTGAAGTATATGTTCCCGGTTGTGTTGATTGATATTCAATATTACCATCTAAAGATGTTACTGCTCTAATTAAAGGCCCCCAATAACCATCCACCATATCAGGTAATCTTTCTTCAGTTCTTTTAATAAAAGAGCCAGTACTTACATTAAAACAAGCAGATTCAGTTTTATCAAGAGTTATTAACTTAACATAAGGAAGTGTTTTCCATATAGAATTAAATCGCATTAATTTATTTAAACTATCTTGTCGCCGCATTAAAACTTGCGCATAATTTAATATTAAACTATAAATATATCTATCAGTTACAAAAGCATCATCAGAATTTGCTTTCATTAAACTTCTAATTCTACCTATCGCTTCTCCTATTGTATTCATTATATTTTTGATTAATAATTCTTGATATTGATATATCTTTATTTAAAACAATATATTTTGTCCAATTTTGAGGATAATGTTTTGATAAAGTTCTTTTAAAATTTCTACAAGCTTCAAATTTCCATAGATCTCTATTTTTAAATTTATATTTTACAGAAAAATTTGTATAAACTATTTTAGCAATATGACCGTCAGTTTCCCAATTTCTATTTAATAATGGTTTATTGTATATTTGTGATAAATTGTAATTTATATTTTTAGGATTATTTGAATTACATGTTGCAATAAATATATACCCTAAAGACTCAGGTAATTCTACACCGTCTCTGCATTCAATTACATTTGCCCATATTTTTTCATTAAAAAGTTTAATTATTTTTTTTAATTTGCTATTTTTAATATTTTTATAAATTGGGTTTAAATCTTTAAATTTTTTAAGTCTACTATATTCTAATATGTTTAATCTTGTTTTTCTATATCTAGGTCCTTTAATATTTGGTATTTTATATCCCATATTATAATTTACAAAAAACTAACAAATAAAACAAGATTAAAGTGAATAAACTAATTGACAAACTTCTCCTTTTTCTTCAGATTGAATTTCTAAAACAGCAGAACGTCTATTACCAACATATTTATTGTGATAATGATAGTAATCATTTTTACATAAACTAGGAAGAGTTTTATGAACAAAACCAATTTCTTCAGAAGTTGTTATATATTCGACTTTTTTATTTTGATGATAATGCCCTGTAAATAAAGTTCTATACTTTGTATTACCCCATTCTTCAGAAAATTCTGTAGCATAAATTAAAGGTGTATGTTTTGATTTTACATCACCATGTTCAAATGCTAAAAAGTTTTTTCCCCAAACTTTTATTTTTCTTTCTTTATAATCAGTGTCCCAAATTATATCATCGCAAATTATAGATTTTGATAAAGCTTGAACTAAATGAAAAGATGATAATCTATCATGATTTCCTGGAATATAAATTACATGTAATTTATTACAAAAATTTATTAAATATTCAATAGCCCAATGCATTGTATCAAAAGCTTGCATATAAGCATTTGTTGCTTTTAAACTATTATCTACTACTGTACCTTGAGTTGTAGTACCATCAAAAGTGTCCATATTTAATATATCACCGCCAATTACAAAAAATAATTCTTTAATATTATAAATTAAATTTGCTTTTTTAATTAAATTAATAATAGATTTTTCAAAATCTTTATTAACATATTCATTATTTTCTTTACCAAAATGAATATCTTGTATAGATAAAATTCCACAAACAGATTCATTTTCATTATCAATATATTTTTTAAATATTTGATTTTTTTTGGGTTTCCAATTATCTAATAAATATTTAAAAGATTTTTCATCATTATTAATTTTTGTTATTAACGCTGATATTCGCCAATGATCACCCATTTGTTTATTCCAATATTGAGATAATTTCCATTCTGAAATATCAATATTTAATATTTTTATAATTTCATTTGGTGATTTTGGTTCGTGTAAAGAAACACAGTTTAATTTAGCCTCCCCTTTTTCTAAATTATAATGATTTAATTTTTCATCTCCAGAAATTAATTTTTGTTTTATTTTACAATAATCATCTATTGTAATTCCTAATTTTTTAGCGCATTCTTTTATGGATTTTTTCCATTTTAAACTGCTTAATACTTTTGATTCTAATAAATTCATAATTTATATTTTTACAAATATACAAAAAAAAGGGGTTGCCCCCTTTTTCAACAATCACAATAGAAACCAACAACTATTGTAAAAGTTAATTTTCAAAATTTAATGTTATAGATGGACAATTCACAATTGTTATTTCTAATGAAGAATATGCTGGACAAATTATACCGCAAGTAGCAAAAAGAGTAATTGTTCCTGGAGAAATTCCAGTTATTTGATTATTATTTAATTGAGCAATTGTAGGACTACCTATAGTACTCCAACTAAGGTTTCCATTACTACAAGTAATTGAATAAGTTCCAGTTTGACCAACTAATAATGTTGTTGGTCCAGTAATAGCATTTGCTGTATTATTATTTGTAGTTATTGTTTTAGTATCACTACTACAATCTACACTATATGTAACTGTTCCACTTGTTCCTGTATTTACAACCCAAACTTCATCACTAGTTATTGTATCAACTTTTTCTCCTAAATAATAACCTTGAAAAAATGTTCCTCCATTAGGATTAAAAAATTTAATATTATTTGTGCTAGTCCATGTTCCACCAGCAGGTGATCCTGTTAACTTTGTTGCATATATACTATTTTTATATATTCCTGGTAAAACCGAGTTAGTTGCATTATTTAATCCAACAGTAAGATTTGTATTTATATAAGCTCCATTATTTACCCAACTACTACTCCAAAGAGGAAACGATATTAAACTTTCCACTCTTTTTAAATCTATTATACTTGGTAAAAACCAATTATTAATAAGATTTGTTGTTAAAGGTAAAGTTGAACTTATAAAAGAAACGGCTCTTGCTTTATACCATGCGAAAATTTGACTTAAATTTTGTAATTGATTTGTATTTTCATTTCCAAAAGCTGTAAGAGTACCTGTATTTGATTGATTATTAAATTGTGCAGTTCCTACAGTTTGAGTCCAAATTAAAAAAGTATAAAGATCATTATTATAATATACTTGACCACCATATTTTCCATAATCAAAACCCACACGAGCGCAAGCTAAACAATTAGAATTAATAATATTTCCTAATGTGGGTTCTTGACACATACTTAAATTTCCAATAATTTCAACATTTGGAATTGGATTTATAGTTAATGATCTAGAAATACTTGGTTGAGTACAAGATGCGTTAAGAGTATAAATAATATTACATATTCCGGCAGATACTGATGTTATTACACCTGCTGAATTTACTGTAGCTATTGTTGTATTGCTACTACTCCATGTTCCACCTGAAGGTGTACCTGTAAATGTAGTAGTGTTTCCTAAACAAATATCATTATTTCCAGTTATTGTTAAAGATTGTGTTTGTGTTACTGTTACTGAATGCGATATATTTTGTGTTCCACAAACATTTGTTATAATATATGATATTATAGTGGTGCCAACAGAATGTGCTGTAATTTGGCCATTTTGATTTACCGAAACAATATTTGAATTAGCACTATTCCAAATTCCACCTAATGGTGTTGCTAATAAAGTAGCAGTTGCATTTAAACATAATGAATTTGTACCAGTAATTTGTGGTGATGGTAAAGCATCACTTATAGTAATTGTTTTATTTCCTGTCCAAAATATACATCCATCTTGCTTAGTATAATTTAAAATAAAAGTTCCTGCATTAACAACATTCACTAATCCATTATAAACTGTAGCAACAGTTGGGTCATTACTACTCCATGTTCCGCCAGATAAATTAACTCCATTAAATGAACTTGTATATTGAGTGTTAGTACAAATATTATTTGGCCCATTTATTACAGCAGTTTTATTGTCTGTTTCATTTATATTATATGTATTAACATTTACAGTTAATGGACAATTATTACCATTAAATAAAGTATGTGTTGCTGTATATGTTCCGGGAATATCAAATGTAAAAGCAAAAGGAGTTTGCCCAGAACTAGAAACTGGTCCATTTATTGTTATAGTTCCTGGAATAGTTGACGTAATTGTAACTGAATCTCCAACACAAGATGCTGTACCCCAATTAAGTGTTACAGGAATTGGAGCTTGAACAATTACTGTATGTGTATCAGTATTTCCACTAACACCATATGTAATAATACTTTGCCCAACTGAAACACCTGTTACTAATCCATTAACAACAGTAACATTTGCATTATTACTACTCCATGTTCCACCGGCACTAGTACCAATTAATTGAATTGTTCCACCAACACAAACACTATTTGGCCCGGAAATATTATAACAAGGTATAGTAATAGGACTAGCGGGGCATGGTTCACCGTTGTTAGTAGGTGCTGCTGTAACAATAAATGTTCTTGTAATTTGTCCATTAATACAAGGTCCATCTTGCCAATAACCTTTGCAATTAATAACTAATGGATCTGATGTAGGACAATTACAACAATTACTCATTATATAAATAAAATTTACCGTTAACTTTTTTAATACAACCTTCACATGGTATTCCTCCATATAAAGGCATCTGTAATATTTCTTGTCCAGTAAATGATGTATTACCTATAGTAATAGTAACTTCTTCTCCTAATTGACAATTAATAGGAAGTGGTAAAATTTTACCATTTTGACAAGGATTACAAGGTTTACACTGGGGCATTTGTTGAATTATTAGTAAAAATAAAACAATAATTTTCTTGATTTATTTCATTAAATTGAGGAGAAACATTTATACTACCAAATAAATAACCTACACTAACTGAATATATTGGAGAAGTATAATTAATATTAAATATTCTATATTTAGCATAATGTTGTCCCCACAATAACACTAAAAAATTATTATTATTAAGTGCTGATAAACAATTAGTTCCTGAAAATGGTATTTCGTGAAAAAGAAATGTATTTAAAAAATTTAATGGATTTTGTTGATTAGTATTATTTACATTAGGTATATATCCAAATTGTGTAGATGATGGATTTTGAGTGACAGGAGTATTTAACAAATATTCAGGATCAATTTTCCAACATATTTGATTACAATTTGTAGGTGTTGAAAATTCTTTAATTAAAAACGTATTACAAGTTAAACAATTAGATGGTGCAATAAAAACTTTTACCGTAAAAACAACTGCATTTCCTGAAGGATATGTTAAATTTTGATTTAATGTATTTGAATTAATATTTGTTATTGTATTTACTTCAATTTTTTCATAAACATATCCTGAAGGTAATGCTGGTCCAGATACATTAAATGTTGTTGAATTAACATGTGTAATAGTAAAACTAAAACTTGGAAAATTTGTATATACCGTTGTTTCATTACTAACTGTTCCACAATTAGATTTTATTCTATATTTAGAACAATTTGTTGGTGTAAATGTGTGAGGAGATGTTACATTAGTTGTAAGTGTAGTATATGTTTGCGAACAATAAGAGTGTTCAAGATTATACGTTATACCCGAAAATGTGTTCCATGTAAGTATCATTAGTGTGTATTACAAGTTACTTTAGCATCAGAAGAATCGAAAAGATAATCATTACATTGATTTGTTCCACAACATGTATTAAATCCACTTGGTGGAACATTTGCATCAACTGGCGCAATTGAGAATTGCGGTGTTGTTGATGCTAAAGAATGTGTTGGACCAACTAATTCTATAATTTTAAAACATCTTTCACTATTATTACTAATACAATTAGTGTTACTACCGCATGATGAAATTGAAGTTGATTGTACGTCGCTTCCAGTATATGGTAATGGAGACCATGGAGAAGCGGGTGTACCCAAACTAGTAGCTTTAATAGGATAAACTTTACCTACAGTAGGAGCTTGTCCACTAAAACCACCTGCAGTAACAAGAAATGCTGCTGTAAATCCAGGACCTGATGAATAAGAATCACATAATGCAATAACGTATTTAGCAGGATTATTTTGATTAGTATTACAATCAGAGCAATTTGAATAAACTGTTGAATTTATTGAAAATGCTTCTGTTCCTGGACCAGAAACTGTTTTTATTAATTCAACACATTGATTTACTGAAGCATTCCATGCTGGATAAGTTCCCGCAGAAATATTACTTGTTGGATATACACTAAGTATACCGCCAGGATATTTATTAGGAATATTTGAATCAATTTGTAAAGTATAATAATTATTAGTATTACATACTTTTACATACCAAGTTGAACCGCAATCATAAGTAATTGAAGGATTTACAGCTACATAATCCCAATTAGAAGCTGTACTTGAACTTGTAATTCTACCAATATGATAAGTGTTTGTAGTATTATCTTGAATTTGATAGAATGTATTTGTTGAAGTAGATAAAATAGGTGGTGTTGGATGAGCCCAATAAATTATTTTATCTGCCGGAATAGTACTAGCTGAACTTGTGCAAGGTTTAAATGTATACACTGTTGATGATCCACTACTTAATGTAGTTGCTGTAGCAACATTATTGCAAATAATGCCTGTTATAAATGAAGGACTACTCATTGCTAAATTCAATGAATAAGCTTGATTAGGTATTAAATTTGTAAATGTTATACTAATTGAACTACCTTGATTTGTAATAGTTTGTGTTTGTACTTGAATATTATTTTTAAGTAAAGTACAAGCAAAAATACCGGTTGGCCCTAATAAATTAGAAAATGTAAATGTTATTGAATTAACTGTAGTAGTAAAAATTACATTTGGGCAAGGAATTGTTAAATTAAATAATTTAGTTTGAGTGTTAGCACATTGATTTACACCATTTGTAAAACAAAATGGAACTTCAACAGAAATTGATTGAACTTGCCCCCATATTGATGGTATAGACCAATTAAGTGTATTATTAGCTAAACCACTAATATTTTGAGATGTAGTAGCAATAAGACCTGTGTTAGAAGTAAATTTAATTGGAGTTGTTAAACCACAATCTTGATAATTATTTGGAATACCAAAAAAATCTAATTTTAATGCTGTAATAACATTATCATTTGATAAACCTTCAATTGTAAAACTTGGGTTTATATTACTGCATGGTGAATTATTATCGCAACAACAATTTTCAATTACATAATTTAAAGCATTATATAAATCACATATAGCCACCCATTGATTTTGAGAACTTTGAGCTAAAGTTGCTGGATTATTTATCCAATTTGTTAAACTGCTATAAGTACTATTATTATTTCCCCAACTAAAATTTAATATGGGAGTACTTGATAGTAAACATTGAGAAGTTATTGATTGATTAATTTGAGAAATTGTACCAACAGTTGTTCTAAAATCACAAAAAGCACTTTCTAAAGCACTTAACAAAACTGAAATTGTAACAGATTGTGATGGAGATATGCAATTAGAAATTATTGTTGCTGGTGTGTTTATTGTAGAATTTATATTTGTAATACTAGCATTTAAACTATTAATTTGATTTTGCAAATTGTTAATTGCTGTATTAATTGCTGTAATATTAATTAATATAGAACATATTCTATTAGCTAATAATAAAATATATTCATTAGAAGGTAAAGTCGTAACAGTATTTCCAATACCATCTAAATATTGTAAACATGTTGGTAAATTTATATTTTGAGATGATGTAGGTACAAGAAGACATAATTTATCAATTATAGCTTGCAAAATACCTTCAGTTGTTTGTGAAGTATTATTAGGAAGACATCCTAAATTTAAATTTAATTGAGATGTTTGATTTACATCTTCTATTAAATCACATAATTCATTAGCAAGAGCATTTATAACAGTACTAATTGAATCTCCTGTACATAAATTAATACAAGAAATATTTGCTCCTTCCCAAATAACAGTGTTTGATGATATAATAAGAGAAGAATTATTGGTTATTGGTATGCTCATAAATTTACTTTACATATTTAATATACAAAAAAAAATTAATAATTCAAATTAAATTTCTGGTTCAGGATTTTCATTTTGTTGTTGAACAACTAAAATATAATCATTTAAATCAGGAGGATATTTAAATGTTATAGTTGATGTAGTTAATGTTTGTGTGATAGTAAAATATGTAGATAATCCCGTTATATAATCATATACAACTTCAGTTTGATTTTTAACATCATAAACTTTTATAAAAGAATTACTAGTGGAAATGGTAAAGGATAAATCTTTACCATTTCCTACATAATAAACATTTTCATTAATATTTGTAACTACAGATGGTAATTTTAAACTGCTTTTTATTTGTTCTTCTTTCCAAGCACCTAAATATTTTTCTAAAATAACATATGTAGATAAAACATTATTAAAAATAGTTTCTGCAAATTGTTTTTCTTGTTTAATTCTAAGATTTGCAGAATACATTATTTTTTCTTTATTGTTTGTTCATATTCTTCTAAACAAGATTTATGAACTGTTGAACCATCACTTGCTGTAGCTTGTTGGCAACTACAACTAAAATTTTGTTTACATTTTTTACAACTCATGTTATTAAATTTAATTTGGTTAAAGCATAATTATAAATAGACATTCCTTTTGCAGCATCATTTGTATATTCTACTTGAGAAATTGCAGCATCAAGTAAAGTTTTAATTTCGTACATTTCTGATAAAAATGTTTTATCTAATTCATTTAAATTTATTAAATTTAATTTTTCATAATAAAGTTTTAAAAAACTAGATGTTTTTAAATGATTATACCAAACATTATATGTAACATTTTGATATGTAGATTCCATTCTAATAGAATAAATACCATCAGGTATAACAGGTCTTATTGTACAACTTTGAGACAAATTTAAATGACAAGCCGTTAAATTCAAAGAAAATCCTTTAGTTAAATTAGGAATTTGAACTCCAGAATTAAATCCCGGAATACCAATTAATAAATTAGCATTAAGTGTTGGTATATCACTAGTATCTGAAATAGATAATAAAGTATCATCTGATATTACAGGAATATTTAAACTTAAACTGGGCATATAATTCTGTTTACAATTATAATATAATAAAAAAAGGTGAGAACAAAGCCTCACCTTTTAAAAAATTAAAATAAAAATTAAGTGTTTGAAGTAACATAGCTAACTCCAGAAGCTCTCGCTAAAGCCGTCATCATATTATCAACAATAGCAGTTGCGGAACCAGTACTATAAATTTTATACAAATACTGTTCACTATCAAACGTAGATGAAGGATTATTAAACCTAGGAACAACGTGTTCAATATAATTAACGTCATAAGTTGTAGTTCTACTAATTGAACTATAACTGTTAGACGCGTCAAATCCTAAAATTTCTCGCATACGTGCTGAATCTTTATTTCCTTGATTAATTGGATTTTGCATATATGATTGAGTTAATAGCAAGTCACGAACTACAGTTTCTCCAGTAGTTTCTGGGCGAACTCCAATTGTTGTAGTAACTGTTCCACAATTATTACATGGATTTCCTGTTTCATCTAATATTGAACCAGCAAATGTAATTGGTTCAGTTTCATAAAAATCCCTAGTATCAAAAGAACCAAATCCAAAATTTGTAGACAAATTAGCTAAAGTATTTGCCTCTAAAGTTAATGCAGCCCAACGTGTTGGAGTAGTTTGTGGTGTATAACTTGCAGATGTTCCTATAACGTCGTTAATAGTAGTAGCAGTTCCTCCAAGACTTGTTATAGTCCCAAGTTCTCCACTAGTATTTGCATAATGAAGAGTTGCTCCAGTAGTAAGTGTTGTACTTAAAAATTTACCAATAATAGGATCTTGAATTAAAAAAGCACCAATTTTAGCTAAAGCAACAACTGGATCTAAATATTCTTGGTCATTAGCGCAACACACGCTAGCATTATTATTTAAAGAAAATTCACTATCAGCAATAGCATATGCGTTGCGATTTAAAAATCGTAATGCAGGTGAACCTTTTACATCTAAACGAAAACGAAGAGGTTCACCGCAAGGAGCGCATGTAGGTCCAACAATTACTCGAATTTTTGATGTAGTTGAGGCTGCTGCAGATTTTTTCCAAAGTCCAGTAATGTATTTTACATTAATACCTTTAGATTTTACAGTTTCTTTAAATCCACCATGAGAACCAATTTTATCATTTGGTAAAATGCTACCTTGTACTAAATAAACAAGTTTTTTAGCATCTAATCCGTCAGTATCACCATAAGCAGTACTTGATGGTGGTGTAACCCAACCAAGTGTTGTAGCACTACCTGTTGCGGGATTAATTGTTTCCCATACATTAGTGTCACTAACTTGTACTAAAGCTAAATTTCCTCCCGAAATATTTTGTGTTAGTGTATTATTAGTAACAGCTGATGTTGCTGTATTATAAAAAGATTTTATAAAAGAATGATTAAAATAAGACATATTTTTTAATTTAAAAGGTTATATAGATAATATAAAAAATAAAATTTAAAAATCAAAATTATTTAAGAAAAATTAATTTATATTTTGCAGAATTTATTGAATCTTTTACTGTATCTAATAAATTAATTATTTCAGTGTGATGCATTACTTTTTGTAATTCATCAATTTGTGTTTTAATTTGCCGCATGTAATCTAAAGCATCTTCTACATTACTTAAAATAACCGGGCCTTGTGATTGATATTGTAATATTATTTCACAAGCACCTTGATAACCTTCAGCAATAGAATCAGCTAAATTAGGAAGAGAATCATACAATTCATTAAGAGCTTTATGTGCGGCATAAGAGCCTTCCCCAGTAATTTGTAAATGTAGTTTATGAAAACTTGTAGCCGCATTCATTAATTCTTGAATTAAACTACTTGTTAGTTTATCTACTTTTAACATTTCCAGTGGTCTGGATTTTTTTAACATTCGTTCCATTAATTATTACGTTCAGAATTTTGTTGTGTTCTTTGATATTGTGTTATATTTTCTTGATCTCCAGCTAATATAGAAACAGCTTCATCTAATATTATTTCAACAATATCATCTTTAAACTCACATTCCACATCATTTAATGATGTATTTCCAGTGTAAGGATTTAATGTGTTTTTAATTTCTATATTAACTGGTTGCCTATAATAAGTGAGAGTAGGTTTAACTATATCAAACCCGTCTTTATAAATTCGAATTTTATTATCAATTAATGTACAAAATGTTTCTCCCCAAGAAAAATCTGGTTTTTTTAAAGGATCTCTAAAATACATATCAACATTAGCTTCTTCTACAAGATAAACAGTCATTGATCTAGGTTTAGGACAACAGTTATCTTTAGCATTAGTGCTAACACGTTTATATTCCATATAATTTGTTGGAGGAAAATTTGTACTTTCAAAGTATTTTATTTTATCAACGCCAGAAATATTAAATTGCTTTAATAATATTTGAAGATCATCAATTCGTCTTTTAGATTGCTCATCTCCTTCTTTGTAAATATTATTTCCATGAAGCATTCGCCTAACCCACTCAATTTGAGCTTTATTAAAACTTTCAACAATTTGCCAATTTTCTATGTTATCATAGTCATTGCTTGACAATTTGTTAAGTCGTTGTTTAAACTTTAATCGAAGTGTGTTGTTGTTCATTTCCAGTATTGCTCAACTTTTACCATTAAATTTTTAAATACCTCTTCGTTCAAAGGATCTTTTAAATACATAATAACTTCAGAAATATTTTTTCCAAGTTTAGAAGAACTTTCAGTGTGTTCTAACCAACCATTTGGTTTACTTGTTATAAACTTATAAGCTATTGCATCTTTTACAATACATTTAAGTTTTAAATCTTCCATTGTAGAATTAACAGCTTCTAAAAATAATTCTGCGGCTCTTATTTTACCTGATTCTGAAGAATCTCCAGCAATAAATAAATCCATATTTTCATATAAAATATCATTAGGTGTAGATTTAGTATATTGAAAACTATCAACATCTACAACTTTAGCTACATAAAATAATTTATTTATATTTTTATCGTAAAGTTTTTGCAATTCTGAAATTGCTTTATTTTTAAGTTTTGTATACTCAGTTCTTGTATTTACAGTTTCTTCTACCTGATCAAGGTAAAATTTAACGTTTTGTTTTTGTTTAGCATCTTTTAATGATTTTGCAACAATAGAAAATCCGCCAGCATTTATTGCAAAAATTTTAATTAAATCATAAGGGTCTGATGCAGGATCTAAAAACACGGGGTCATTACCACATCTAATACTAATTCTAGACCAAAATTTATGATTATCTGGTTTAAGTAAAGTAACTTTATTCCAAAAATCTTTATCTTCTGGATCAATTACATTAGCCGCTAATTCTGCTTCTAATTGAACAACAATTCTTCGAATTTCTTTAATTTTTAATTCTTTTTCGGAATCAGGAAGCCTCTTTACTTCAGGAGCAAATTCATTTAAACCTGTGACATATCTTTTAACTCCATTAAGTTCAAGACAAGCTAAAGATTCTTCATGCCATACACCTTCATAAAGAGACATTCCGTAATTTTCCAATCCCATATTTTGTTTGTTTTTATTAAAAAATGGGCGAATTGCAATAGTTTTATTTTTGTTTTGTTGATATTTTTCAACGATTGTGTAATCCATGTTGGTTTGTTTAATTTATTAAAATGATCTAATTCCGATAGGATTTAATGAGTTTGATTTACCAATACTAGTAACAGCAGATGTTAACATATTAAAATTGTATGCATTTGAACTATTAACTTCTGTAGATGTCCAGTAAAGAGCTGATGTAATTTTATTAGTTAATGTTTTGTTTACTTCATAAAGATTTGTATACAAAGTAAGCATTTCTTGAACAGATGGTAAATACCAATCATCATAACCGCCTTCCGTTGAATCAGAAATTGTTTTTATTGCCGAAATACCAGTACTTAAAGGTATAAATAAATTTGTGTTAGCTTTACCATCAATAAAACTTGTACCTGAAGATGCAGTTGTTTGATCAGTAGATAACGCTTGTTGCGTTCTAACAGCAACATCTTCAACAATTAAACCGTGTTGTTTACCTTCTGAATCAAGCCATAAATGAAAAATAACGCCGCCATTATAACGTTCGCCTATTTTTAATCCTTGCAACAAACCTTCTTTAACAATATTTGCTGCAGGATTATTTAAAAATTGATTTACATTTCTTTTTTTTACTTTAGGATATATCATTTTTTTTAAATTTAAATTATTAAAAAATAGAGAGGGGATTACTCCCCTCTCATTTAAAATGAACCTCCCGTTACAGGATTGCGCATTACAATTTTAAGAACTTTTGTTGGATCTTTTACCCAAATTGCGGGCATTGTTTGACTCATATAAACGCGATATCCATTAAAGTTTCCTACAGATGCAAATCCTTGACTGCGTCCCATATAATCCATAGTACCATTTTGATAGAACCATTTTAATTGATTATCCCAAGAAAGTTTCAAAAGATAAATATTATCATTTCCTTGATCTGTAATATCAAAAATAATAAAGCTATAAGAACTTAAAGGACGTCCATCAATTAATGGATTTTCAATATCATTAGTATGAAGATTATCAAAAGCTGGGTTAAGAACAAATTTAACATTAGCTAAGAAAGGAATTGTAAAACTAGTATAAGCAAAACCAAAATCAAGATCCATACCTTTACCTGTAACAGCTCCCACATTACTTGCATCTTGAACTAAACCTGAAGTAAATACCTCTTCGGCAATAGCTTTGTTAATAAGTTGCATTCCACCAATACCTGTTTGTACAACAAGTTTGCGTTGAGGATCTGGGCCTTTAAATTCAACTTTACCTTGATAAAAATTGTAAAGCTCAGATTTAAACATATCAAGAGAGAAAGAAGATTTATTATACACCCTCTTAAATGAGTTATCAAGTTGACTCCACAAACCTACAGAAAGACGAATATCATCTGGGCCGTCTTGCTTAATCCTACCACCTTTACCCCACATAAGATATGTTTCAATGTCATTAGCAATTTTTGACAAATGCGCTGCTTCTAAATTAGTCATAAACGTACGAGTAAGTTGGCCGCTTTCAAAAGCTTTTTTAGCGCCAGCTTTACCCATAGAAGCAATCAATTGATCAATTGAAGCAATTGAAGGATCTGTAGAATCAGCATTAAAATTCCGCCAAATTTCTGTAACAGGAACTGTACCATCGGCATTTAAACCGCCTTTAAGCATTAAATCAGCACGACTAGAAATAGAATAATGAACGTGAGCTTCAGCACCACCTACAAAATTATAAAATTCACGAAATCCCGAACCCGTTTGAATATCAGAAAATCGCTCTCCATATTCGCCGCGTGCAGAACCTTTACGAAAATATTTAGTTCCTGCAGCCAAATAATCTGGATTAAAACCTACAGAATTATCATTATTCACTAATTGCACTGTATAAATAAAACCTTCTCCTGAAGGAATAATATCATCTGCGGTAATGTATAATTCTAAACCATTGTATTTATCATAAGTGATAATATCACCATGACCAAAAGCTCTTTGAGAAAGTTTAATTTTAAAAGTAGTACCATCAATACCAATACCTGTAGTTTGTCCCAAAGCTCCCATGCTAAATGGTAAATCTTGAGAAATAGGTGTTTGCCAACGATACTCACCACGAGGGTGATTAACTAAAATGGTATTTTTACCACCAAAAGAAGCCATTTGATATAATGGCATTTCAACTTTTTGGGTCATTGCCCACAAGTCTACTGGACCTAAATCCATGGGCTCTGCTGAACCCAACATTTGTGTTAAGTGATAGGAATCTAAATGTGAACTAACTTTGTAATTAGTATCTCTAAGATAAATTCCATTATTTAAAACTGGAACTGGCATAATTAAATTTTAAAAAGGGTTAAAAACGTTTGAAAATATTTGTTGGTCGTTGAATTTTTCTTTTTGATTCTGGTTCTGAATCTACAAAACTTGTATTTTTATTTGATTCTTCAGTTTTTAATTTTCTAACTGTAGATTCAATTGCTTTTTGAGAACCTTTTTCCATAATTTTTATTTTATATCCATTTGGATCTGATAACAGCCATAAAGCTTCTGTTATTAAAGAATAATTAGGTTCTACAAATTGATATTTTTCTAATAAATGTCCTAATAAATTTGTGTTTCTTCCGCTAACTGAAGGATAATTAGGTTGCACTAATCCATTATAAAGAAAACTTTGTGTTTTTTTATCAAGTTTTACACCATCTATTTCACCATCTTTTAATGCATTATACACATTATCCATATATTCTTTAGCTGCATTTTCTTGTTGTCTTTTCTTCATTTCTTGTTCTTGAAGTTTTCTAACAACAATTTTTTCTTTCATTGCATCTAACTTAGGTTTAAATTTAGAAGCTTGTTGTTCAAGTTTTCCTAAATCTTTCCACAATTCTATTTCTTCAGAAATTTCATCTTCATTGCCATAATTTGTTGCTCGCAAATAATCTCGAATAATTAATTCTTGGTCTCTTTCGTTAGAAACATCTAACTCTCTTGATTCTTCTACTTGAGCTAATGTAGCAAACAAACCTTTTAAATCTGAACCACCATCAGCAACATATCTTGCTGCAATTTGTAATTCTTGTGGTAAAGATTCAAAAAATTCTTTTGGAGTTTCTTTTCTTACTTGATTCACTCTTTCTTCTAAATTAGCTTCAATTAAATCTTGCCAATCTTTAATACTATATTCTTCTATTGGTTTATCATCATCAAAAGGAATTAATTTATCTTCTTTAATTAGTTTAGAAAAAACATTGTAAATATTGTTTTTTGGTTTTTCTTCTTCATCAATTTTTTCAATTATTTCAGAAATTTCTGTAGTTTCTACAGTTTCTGTAGTTTCTGCAGGTTCTTTTTCTGTAAAAGAAAAATCCGGGGCTTCCGGCCTAGAAAAAAGATTTTTTGGAACATCTTCTGTAGTAGTTACACTATTAGCAGAAACTGCACCAGAAAATAATTCATCAATATCAATATCTACTTTTTCCACTGTTGTATTAACTGAATTCATATTATGTTGGTTTCAAATACAATATACATGTTATTAAAATATAAATATAATTTATTTAATTAAATAACTAAATTTTTTGCAATATATAGCTATTTCTTATCGTATTTATTTTTGTTTTCACGAGCAATTTGCAATTGTGTATTTGCAATTTCTTTTTGTGTATTTATTTTTTCTTTTTCAATATTTAATTTTTCTTTATTTATTCCATTATTCATAATATTTTGCTCTCTTTTAAGATTCATTTGTTCTTGATATTGCGTGGTATTACGAATTTCTTCCATTGCATCTCTATAATCAGAGATATTATTTTTATTAATATCTCCTGTACCATATCCAGCACTTCTTATTTCAGCAATTAAAATATCTTTTTGTCGATTTTTTTCATTTTCATCAACTTGGAATTGAATTTTCATTTTGTCTTCTTCAATTTTTGCTTGAAGTTGTTGCTGTTGAAGTTCTTGTTGAACTTGTATTTGTCTTTCTCGTGCTTCTATTTGTTTTTCTTCAGCCATCTTTAAGACATTAGTTATTTCAGATATAGACTCTGATTTAATAATATTTCCAAGATCAAATATTGTTGCGCCTGTAGTGTTATTAGATAAAGCTAATTGTTTTAATTGATCTAAAATAAATTTATGATTTGTTCTAGTAGTAGCAAAAACATTAAAATCTCTTAATAAAAGATTTACACCATTTATTTTAAAATTAATTTTTTCAGCTTCACTTGTTATGTAACTTAATCTTATACTTGGATTTTTAGATTGATAAAACTGAGCTAAATCCGTCCGCATTTGATGCACTCTTGGCATTAAATGATCAGCATGTTGACTAAAATATATTTCAGTTTGAGAATAAGATTGATTTAAAGCTTGAGTGGCTCCTGTTGCTGTTTCTCTTGCAATTGGTGTCCCCATTCTTTGTAAATTAATACCAATAGTCTCATAAGCTTGTTGTTTAAAATAATTTGACAATTGTATTCTACCTAACAATCTATTGGTTTGTTCCATATTTAACACTTGATAATGCTGAAAACTTGTAGCATTTTCAGTGTTTGTTATTGTTGTATCTAAAGGAAGCATTTGAAAATCTTTCATTGCAACATATGCTTTTGCATAATTTCCTTTTCCCCAATCTTCACCCATAGAATGTCTAGGTAAAGCATTTTGATCAAACATAATTACTGTTCCTAATTCATCAACAAGTATATCAGCTATTTGATTATTAACCATATTATAAGCAATTTGATATGGTTTCATAAGATCTACAAGAGATGTTGATTTTGTATTTCTATCTGAAAATACCCTACCTTCTACAGGAAGTTTACACCCATATAAATTGTTTGTTCCTTTAAATTGAAATGGAATTTTTCCAGGCATTTTCCTATTTATGCCAAGATAAATGGGAGCTATATTATTATCCGATATATTTGAACGCCATGTGCTTGGTAAATTTGGCCCTATTTTAACACCACCCCACACTTCATTAATCCAAATCCAATCAATGTGTTCTCCTTGAAGAAGATTTTCTTTAGTTTTATTTTTAAAAACACTTGTGTCATAAACACCTTTCTCTGTTATTTTATATGTCTCATCGACAATATCTTGTGTTATTTCCCCAATCTCAGAAATTCTAATAAGATGCCCCACCTTTCTTTGAGTTTTCCAATAAGTGGTGCACACCCGCATTAAATAACTTTCTCCCCAAAAATTAACATCTTCACCTTCATTAAGAATAGCGCTTACAATATCTCCTTCACCAGATCGCCAGTTACTAACATGCCTTCTATAATCTAACCCTGGAGAATTTGTATTCCATTCATGAGATTTTGTAGCATCATAATAAGAGCCGTCATTTTGATAACCATTAACTTGATACAAAGCTGATTTTTGTGGATAAACATTTTCTAAAGAAGCCAATTGTTCTTCATTCATTAAATACCCATACTTATCAATTACATCAGCTACACTCATTAAATCTAATTTTCCAACAAAATTTCCTTCGGATATATATCTTGAATCTGGAGATTTATGATAAAATGTTAAAACAGGGTTCCATAATTCTACATCATAATCATTTTCATGCATTTTAAAATGCCAAAATTCTCTATCTGTAATTAGCATGTCTTGAAATGCTCTTTCTTCAAGTTCATTCATTCTAAATCTTTCAACATCAACATTATATTGATGTGTAGCCCATTCTTCAATAGATGATCTATAACTTTTTTTAAAATAATCTTCAATTTGAGGAAGCGTCATTAAATTTTCTCTTGATAACAATTCTTCTTGAACATCCCCCATTTCAATCATTTTTTGTAACATTTTAAGCTCCGCTTCTGCTAATAATGTTTCTTCAATCATTCCCCGCTTTTGTTCTAACATTTCATTATATGAAATATCATCTACAGCTCTAAATTGTATTTTATTATATCTTTTTGAAAACTCCCCACTAAGCACATTTACAACATTTGGAATGATGGGATAAAATTTAAGTTCTAAAGCAGATTCATCTTCTTTAGTGAGAATATCAATTAAATCTTTATTTTCATTATCTTCCTCAACTATATAATCTCTTTTATCGATTATTCCTTTTGCTAATTTATAATTTTTTAATAATTTTTTAGAATTATTTCTTAAAAATTCTATCCCTTGTACTTCTAACCAATCCATATTCCAAGCCGCCCAATCTTCATCTTTTTCTTTTGCTGGTAAAAATTGAAGCGGTTGAGTTAAACTAGAATGTGTTAAATTTTTTTTAACTTTTGCTCCATTTTTTATTTGTAATGCATTATATATCATTATCTATAATTTTTAAACGCCCGTTTAGATGATTTAGTCCCTAAATTTTTAAACGGTCTATGATTTAATTTATATAAATTTTTTGAATTTTGCAAATTTTCATTCTCTTCTCTTCTTTTAATAAAACCTCTATTTGATTGTTGAATTTTAACAAAAGCTATTAAAGCTGAAAAAGAAACTAATCTATCCACATTTAATCCGGGTTGATAACTTAACATTTCTTTAATTAACATAATATCTGGTATTCTTTCAACCCCCATTTTAGATTTTATAACATTTCCATGCATATCAAATTCATTATCAATTTCCTCTCTTAAAAATTCAATAGCATATGATATAAGATGACTTTTAAATAAAACCCCTGTGTTTTTCCATCCGTATTCTTGATAAACCGTATTATTTGAATTTAATTCTTTTAAAAATAAAATTTGTTGTTTAGGAACTAAATATTTTTGTTTTTTCTTAGATATCATATATTGAATAAATAAAGAAATATTATTTTCAACAATAGTCCAAGCGTTATACCATTCAATAATTAATTCCAATTGTTCATGTGTTTTTTTTATATCATCATATCTGCCACACCAAGCAGCAACAATTTTATCTCCTTCAAAATAAACTTGGGGTCCTTCTGGAGTTTCTTTTGTTACTTCAACAGCATTCTTATAAACATAAATACTACATAAAGAATCTGAAGTTGTTGTTTGTCCTTCAGAAACGGGGTCAATAGATGCATAATACATTCCAAATATTACATTCTTTACAGGTCTTTCCCAAACAACTAAACAACCTTCTTTATTTTGTTTTTTCTTACTAACAGGAAATTCATTTATTGGAATTTTGTTTGTTTTTTTAGATTCAATACCACTAATCCCTCTATATAATTCTAAATATTCAATAGGGTATTCTTTATTTTCAATTCGTCTTAATTGTTTTGAAAGAAGACTTTGAGGAAATATAGATTCTTTTCTATAAGCAAAAGCCTCGGCTATATTAGTGGGTTTTTGTGATATCCTTAATTGATATTGTTCTGGATTTAAATCTTTTTTCCATTTTTCTCTTTCAATAATAATTGCTTCTAAAGCTTCTTTTACAAGAGAGTTACCATACATATCAATATATGGGGGCATAGACCATTGCTCAGGAATAAATAATCCAGCATAACCTTCAGTATTATCTGAATCTAAAAGATTTGTTTTTACGGCATATATATCATTATTAATGGGGTTAAGAATCATTTCTTTTAATGGATTACATTGTTCTAAATCACCAACAGAACCCGCCGCAATAAACATACCTGTAGTTAATGCTCCAGATGACATAGCCGGTCTTAAATACTCGTATGTTTCCATCATTTTAGGTGCAATTCCAGCTTCTTCATGAAAAAAATATGTGGTTGGTCCACCAACTCCTGTTGTTGCACTTTTTTCAAAAGATGTACCCTGTATTTTAGATTTTAATCCTTTAGCTGTGTTTCTATTATTTATTCTAACATCAATTTGTTGTTGCCACAATAATACTTTATCTGGATTACTTGGTCTATACCAAGCCGTGTGTTCATTAAGAAAATCTTTATATTCATCTAAAAATTTCCACGAACCTTTATCATTTATATAATCTTTTAAACTAGCCCCTATTTTACAAACACTACCTTCTTCAAACCAATATTGATTAATTAATTTGCCCATATGAAAATATGAGCTGGCTATTTGCCGTTTTTTTAAAATTGCAGAGTGTTTAAAATTTAATTCTGCCAATAACTCATAAAGCGCCATATGATATTGCGCATCTCTTACTTTAGCAAACCCATATTTTTTTTCTTCTTTATCATAAATAGGAAGAAAATTTAACCACATATAATAATCCCTAGTTAAATACCAGGTTTTATCATCATTTTTAAAAATTACTCCATTTCTACATTTATTTTTTTGATCATCCCAATAATCTTTAAAATCTTTTGATCTAATTGGTGCAAAACAATACACCCCATTTTTATTAAAATTATTAGCTTGTTCATTAAATAAAAATGAAATTTCATTAAAATCATAATTCCCAGGTTCTTTAAATATTTGTAATAAAAACCTAATAAAATCTTTATCGGAATCAAATTCTGTAATAGTCCATTCACCATCATATGTTGGTATACTTTTATACATCTTTAGGTTCTTCGGGTTTTTCTTCTAGTTTTTCCTCTGGTTTTTCAAGTTCTTCCTTTAGTTTTCTTTGTTTATTTATAAATAAACAATCATCCCAATAACAAAAAATCATATTCATTTTAATAAATTTTTATAAGTTTCAAAAGATGGATCAAAAGTAGAATAATGCTCTGTAATTTCTTCGCCAACAATAATATCTTTTAATGCAGTGCCATCAACACCATTTACAGATGGTGTAAATGAATGATTAATATACATTGTATCATCATTACAAAAATAAAGATAATCTCCAACTATCCAAGTATACATATCTATATACTCTTTAGAAAATGTCACATTATCTTTATGAATTTTAGATATGCTATTTTCATAAACTAACTCTCCTTTTGGAATAAACTCTTCTGCAAAAAGCCCATTTCCTTTTCCAGGAGATTCTTTAATTGATGTTTTAAATCTTATCATATATCTTTTTTAAAGTCCGTGATATAATTATCATCAGTAAAATAACCGCGGCCAGAATCAACACTATACAAATTCTTATCAATTTTATAACCTGGGTTAGCATTAATCCTATTAAATGTATAAGCTTTATCAATCCATATAATCCTGTTATTAGGATAAATAAAATAATTACCATTATCCATTTTAAAAACATGCCCACACTTATGCTCATACGTTTCAGAAAAATTTGTATCTAACATTGTTTTATTTTCATGCGACCAATCTAAAGTAAACATATACACCCCTTTTCTTTTTACTCCACTAATGGAAATTAATTCCGCACTTAATGGGTAGAGTCTTGCTCTTACTTGAACATCAATATACGGGCTAAAACTATCCCAATAAACATGTTCCGTGAGAGGTAAAATTTGCGCATCTTTTTTCCAACAAAAAGCGTGTATTGGCCTACGAGTCCAATTCACCCCATTTTCTAAAAAAGCTTCAAATAAAGGTACCATACCCTCTATTGAAGAAACAGAGTGTAAATTAGCTACAGTGTATTCACCAAACCCTTTTTCATGATTAAACAAAAATTCATTCCTTATAAAACAAGGAGTGAGAGGTAAATTATGATTTAAATATGCCATTAGAGTTGATCATAAGCTAATCCTTGTCCGCCTCTTACATGACTTTCTTGCTCTTCTTTCATATCATTAAAAGCGCCTTTATAAGACTGTCTAATTTGTTCAAATTTAGCAGCCGCATTAACTAACGAATTAATATTACCATCTCTACCATGTTCAATATTTGTTGTTTCCATATATTTAGCTAATCTATCTAGCATTGATTTAATTCCTTTATACGCTCTATACGCGGGAGTTTCATATAATTTTTCACAAAAAATTAAAGCTTGTTGAATAACACTATCATCTAAAGATTCATTAAAATCAACTTCATTAATTATTAAATCTTCTTTTTCATGTTCAGGCACATTAAAAAATGGATTTAAATCTGGGTTAGGACATGTCATATAAAACAAATACTTATAAATAGACAAATAACTATTAGGGTATTTATCCATAATAAGTTTTAAAGTTTCTAAACTATAGCAATGCTCAGTAGGAACAATAACCCCATTTTGTATATCAAAAAGTTTTATAACCATTATTTTTAGCCCAAATTATTAAATTTTCAATTTCATTATTTAAATAAACAACATCATTAAAAATCACATCTTTAACAATAGGTTCACCATTAACATAATCATTAACAGGATAACCATATTTATCTAACCCTAATTGTTTAAATATAACATGTTGAATTGTTAATTTTCCAATTTTTAATTTTGGATTGTGTTTTTTTATCATATAAGCATATAAACTTAATTGTAAACTATAATGATTAAAATTGCAATCATCCAAATGAGATAAAGGAGCTTTCATTTTTTTACTTACACCATTCTTAACAAAACTTGTTTTTTTTATTTCTTTATTTGTTTTAAAATCTGTAATGTTAATTTTTCCATTTACGACTTCCACTAAATCGGCTTGCCCGCATAAACCAATTGACTCTAAATAAACAATATGCTCAGGATATATTCCATCCTCTAATTTTTGATTTAATGAAATTTTAATACCATCTTTAATAACCGGAGGATTAATAATTAAATTAACTCCCTCACGTTCTATTGTATCACAACCAACAATATCACTCTCTCTTTGTTTGTGATACCAATTTCCCAATGTAACACTCCTATCTCTCTCTAAATCCCAAGCATTTAATATATCCTGTACAGACATATTAAACCATTTAGATTTTTTATTTTGCGTTGCTTTTTCAGCAGCAGCAATAGGGTCAAAACTTTCTTTAAATAACCCAATAAATGAAGTTACACTTGTCCATTTTATACCATTACCTTCATATTTATGCTCATCTTCTTTAAACGTAATCATAAACATAATTTATACCATGTATAGTAACATCAGAGCGAATATTTGTAGTAATTACTATTAATTCTTTATTTAATTTTTCTCTAACATATTTTCCTAAATCAGAGTCATTTGAAATAGAATTGATTTCTTCTTTACTAATTTGTATCATTATTATCTAATTGTTTAATTAATTTTAACTCAGTAGATTCATCCATTAAAGCTTTCCAATGTCCTAATGGACATTCACTAGATAAAGATCTAACTTTTAAACTTAAACTACACCCGCATTCTTTACAACAAGGATTAGTGTAAGGAACAACACAATGAGAGCCTTCATTATCTATAGATGAACAAGCTTTACAAGTTGCCATCCTAATAGCAGCTTCAGCTTCAACATGCTCGTATTTAAAAATTTTATTTTTAATACCTTCAAGAATTTTTTTCTTGTTTTTAAAAGCATTTAAATATTTATCTAAAATCATTTTTTTCTTTCATTAAAATTTCATACTCCGCTAAAATACGCTCTAATTTTTTTAAATATTCCTTTAATTCCTCCGTCTTCTTATAACCAATATACGTGGTTTTATTTTCGTTTCCTAAAAAACTTTTATATTTTTTTATTTTACCCTCTAATCTTGTCTTCCTAATAGAAAATGTACCCAACCCATTTATGTAAACATTAATAGATTCTAAATTAGAAAGAATATTCCTTAATTCATTATAATAAAAATTTATAAAATCTTCCACAACATTAGGGTGAACTCCCACCTCCTCTGCAATTCCATTTTTAAATGACTTAGCTTTTTTTGGGTTCAATTCCTAAAATTTTAAAATCTAAATATAAATTACCATCAATAGGACACTCAATACCTATAGATATTTTTTTACTTCCAATAATCAAACCTTTCTTCATTAAAGAAGATACAACATTCCGGGCTAATTGCTCGCTTTTAAATAACCCCCGGGATACACAAATTCTACAAAAATCACCCCTATTAACATCATTATAAAAAGATAATAAAGATAAACACCCCACTTCGGAAGTGTTTATCTTAATACCTTTAAAAAAACAATAACTGACAAAATTAAAAGCAATAGCCTCATTTAAATCAGTGATTATTTTTTTATCAATCTTGTTTACCTTCATCTTCAGTTTTTTTAGAGCGGTCTTCAACTTCCGCCATAAACATAACAGCTTGAATACGACGAGCCCTTGTTTCCTCAATAATACACAACAACTCCTCATACTCTTTTTGCACTTTTAAATGCGGGATATTACTTTCATAAAACGCAGTAATCTCTCTTCTCCTAATTTCCATATCTTCTTTTTCCATATTTATTTTTTTTAACTTGCAAATATATTAATTAATTCATTACAAATTTCATATTCTTCCTGCTCTTCAAAATATTTTATCATATTATCACAAATTTCCTTATTTAAAGGTTCATCAGGATCGTGTATTAAATATAACACACCATCTTCAAATAAATCTAAATAATCTATTTTTCTTACAATTACATTATAAGAATTATAAAAAGCTTTATGAATATCCATACACAAAGATAAACATTTTTAAAATTCATTTTTTAAAATTTATTTTTTTTAAATTTATTTTTTAAAATTTAATGTGTTTTGCAATGGGGGGGAGTACCATTGAACCGCTCCCCGGCTAAATTCTGACAGGGGGGGTAGCCCCCATAAGTTTAACCTAAAAAAAATAATTTACTATGAGCAAATCAGTTTTCTTCCGTAAGATTAAAGTCAACGATAAAACACAGAGTGTTGTTATCGTTGTCTCCTCTGCACCCTTGACACAAGTCAAGGCAGAGATTGCAGGCTTCCAAGTTGGTGCACGCAACCAACAGAATCTGCAATTTGGCATCCTTGCCTTAACCGATCCAAAGACCGGTGAGTCAATGAAAGCCACTCATCCCACCATTAAAAACTTGCAAGCAAAGCTTAAAGCTGGAGATGAAATGCCAGGTTTCCAGTTGAGCAACAATCCTGTTGTCAACAGTGAAACTGGGGAGGCACTTGACAACCTCTTCTGGGTTGAACCTGCATAAGCAGGTTTATATTGAAAGTCACTGCGCATAGTTACTTGCTAGTCTAAGTACTATGCGCAGTTGTAATCTAGTTGTAACAAGAACAAGCAGGGAATATTACAGAACGTATGCTGTAATAGGAAACCATTGGAGAACACCTACCTGCAAATGGGTGCCACTTGTTACAACTTAGTGCACTATCCTAATGCACTTTAGTTGTATTAAGTTGGAACAACAGACTATCTTTAGAAAATATCTTACATGAAGAGTGTAAGTTTAAGATGGCTGCCAATATTACAACTGAGTGCGGAGGGATTATTAACATAGCATAGGTGTTCCAATGCAGTTAGATAGAAACGAAACTTGATACTATCAACTTAAAAATAGTACAGATAGAGAGTATTCTGGATAAACATAGGCTGTTGTAGGTGTTGAACGTCAAACCTTCCCTTTCTCTCAAGCATAAACAGTAGGTTAAGCTGTTTTTATTAATGCACCATAACTCACTTCCCAAGGGTGAGCAGTTGTAGTTGGTTATATCCTTTCTAGACAGGTTATAATCTGTAGACCTACTGTCACATAGATGACAGCTTGAAAATACCGCCAAAGGTGTGGGGCTACAACTGAGTGCAGAGGGGTTAATAGATTTGTAAAACTTAAAACTTAACTATATGGTGGAATTTATTAAAAACAAAGAATCAGGTGAAGAATATATGCAGCTATTTTCAATAGCACGTACACCTGAAGAAGCTTTTCATGTATGGAAAAGAGCTAAAGAATTAAATGTTGATGTCTGCATAGACAATAAAATGTTAGGTAATGATTGGGAAGCTAGATATGCTATTGAACAGCATTTTGGTGTTTCTTATACATTATAACTGAGTGCAGAGAGATTTCCTAATATTTGTATAGACAACATTAATCAAATATGAATTCAACATATATCAAATATGATATACCATAACATATATATTATAATATATTATAATGTTATACTATATCATATTTGATATACTTTGTTAACATATATCATATTTGATATACCATAACATATATATTATATTATAATACTTATGTTATACTATATCAAATTTGATATACTTTATACATATTTTTTAATGTGTTTTTTTAAATGTTTTTTATTTATTTTTCACTGATTTTTTTAACACATTTTGACAAATTAATTGCAAAAAAAGTGCGTTTAAACGCTGCAAACGCAATATTTGGGTAAAACCCCACACCACAAATCATTAAAAATTCCTCTCATCATTTTTTCATTTTTAAACAATATTATATGGCTACATTAGAAACTTGGTTGAAATATATTAAGCGAGTAAAGAAAGTTTTACCTTCATATTCTGAAACAATTAAACCATTCACAATTAATTACGAATTATACGGACGTTATTTACAAACAAAAAAAAATTATGAAAAACTACGCAATTAAAGGACAAATAAACCTTATTAAAAAAAGAATTACAAAAGAAGAGTTTTATAATCGTTTACCTGAAAAGTTTAAAATCAACATGTTAAAAAACAAATTTAACATTTGTGATACCACTATACGTACCAGGATAAAAGAATTAGTGTTAGAAAAAAAACTTGCAATAGGAAAGAATTTTACATATTCAAAAATATCTCCTACAAAAGAGATTATTAAACATGATAAATATACTATCTTTGTGTTTAAAACTTCAGATATTAACGAAGTTAATGAATTTGTAAAAACTTTAATTTAAAAAATCCGGGAGTTTGAGAGGGCTCCCGGTAACTATTATGGATTATTTATTTTATTACACTAAAAATAAAAAAGAGTATTGCACTCCTTCTTTAGAATTAGCATTATATCGCACTGATTCAAAAATATTTTTTTATATCAACAATGTTAAAACTTATTTATGAACTATTTAGATTGGTATAATAATTTATCTACTATTGATAAATTACAGGAAAAATTTAATTTAGAATTTGTTATACAATTTTCACAAAATAAAGAAGCTGTAGATTCTGCAAAAAATAAATTGAATAAAATCAATGAACATAAATGAGCATATATTAGCTTCATACATTAAAGCTGATTTGGAAGTTGCAAATTATATATCAAGTATAATTTGCAACAACCTTTATCATAAAGGTGAAGATTTAATTATAAAAACATTATTACTTAAAAAAGTAAACGAATTTAATTACGGCGATTATGTTAAATTACACATATCAAATATATCTGAAAAAATTTTTATTGATGATTTAATTGATAATGGATTATACGCAGATAACTATATTTTTGCAAAAGTTATTCAAACTTATAATTTAAATTCAGCAATTAAAATAAAATGTGAAATTTTTTTATTTAAAAAAATTATTACTCAAGATATATTTGTATTAGAATTAAAAAAAATTGATAAACATTTAATTTCACATTTTAATGGCGAATATCTCATTAACATTATTGAATCACGAAATAAAATTTTGGGCGGATATTAAAGATAAAATTAATATTAGTTTTGGAAAATGGATGTCATCTCGATATTTATGGAATGATAAAGAAATTGAAGAATCCACAAACATGGATGAAACAATAAATTTAATTTTAAAAAAATATATAACTTGATAAAATATGGACTAGTAAACGAAAATATATTAAAAAATCCTAGCCTTAGTATTCAGGCTAAAGCTTTATATGCAGTCTTATGTACATATGCTGATACAAATCGAAAGTGCTATCCTTCTATAAACACTTTATCAAATAATCTTAATAAAAGCAAAATTCAAATAAGACGTTATCTTCGCGAGCTAAAACAAAATAATTATTTAAAAAAAGAAAAAAATATTTTTATTTTACTTTAGCTATTATATTATAAATTATTTTTAATTATTCTCTAATTAATTCATTTATTTCTTTTGTTAAAAGTATATTTGTAATATGATATTACAATTACCTAACGGAAGAATAATAGAATTATCAACAGAAGAGTATTTAAGTATGTCTGATGAAGACATTAAAGATTTAAATACATTAGGGGATATTTATACTAAAGATTGTTTAGATCCATTTTATAATCTTTATTCTATTGATTATATAGAATTAGATGACGAAGATGATTTATTAGACAATAGAAATGATCCTTATTTTTTTGATAACTTAAATTAAAAACCCATGTCAAATTTTGTTGAAATTGTTGCTAATCCAGCAACGCAAGCTTCTATTCGTGTTAGTCCAAATAATCCTGAATACGGTGTTATTTTAGTGGCACAAAAACGTGTTTCTATTCAGTCTAATCCATTTAATGTTAAAAGCATTGGTTGGGTTAAACCGAATAAACTTACAGCTTTAATCAAAGGTACTGTTGAAGAGCTGAAAGATATTATTGCAGCTAATCCAAGTAAAAAAATTCCTGGTAAAATTGTTATTTTAGAATCATTAGAACCATTTCGTGAAAATGAACCTGAAAGGGATTATAAAAGAGCTGGTGCTAATGGACCTGTATGTTGTGTAGATGGACAACCTATTTACAGAATCACTTATTTTACTGAAGATTTAAATGCACAAGATATCACAATTTCTCACAATAATAGTGAAGAAATTCGTGCTATAAATGCAGAAAAATCTAATGAAATTATTGAAGAAAATTTTGAACTTTAAACAGGGGGGGTAATACCCCCTTTATTTTATGCTAGAACGTTATACTTTTTATGGATTATCTGAAATTTATCAATCTTTAACTGAAAACGAATTAAAAAATTTAGATTTTAGAAAACTTCCTCAAAAACAAAGTTTACTTTTTAAAATATGTTTACACGGACCTAAAGCTTTTCCAAAAGATAAACAATTTACAAAAGAACAAACAAAAAAAGCAAAGCTTTATTTATTTAAAACGCAACATGTTATGAATATTTGGAAACAAGATATTTCAAATAAAAAAGTAAATAAATATTTACAAGAAATATTTAAAAATAATCATAATATACAAGTATTTTTAGATTTGCCAACAAATGAAGTTGCACCAATAACAAATACTATGCGTTTAAGTGATTTAGGAATTAAATATGAAGATGTTATTTTAAAATTAATGTCTGAAAATATACTTCCTAAAACTTTTTTACAATTTTAATGAGTTATACAAAATTAAGAAAACAACAATTAAATAAATATCCTGTTTGTCAAGCTAATATTTATAATTGTACAATAAAATCAACAGACATTCATCATATGCAAGGCCGAGGGAAATATTATTTAGATATTTCTACTTGGCTTTGTGTATGTAGAAATTGTCATGTTTGGATTACAGAACATCCAGAAGACGCTAAAGAATTAAATTTATCAAAATCAAGATTATAAAAAATGATAAAATGGTTATATAAACCTTCAGGTAATTGCCCCGTTCAATCTGAAGGTACTTTCTTAAATCATTATTTTTATTTTAGAGCAAGATATTCAACCGCTACAATTGAATTTACTCCTACTGAACAGAATTGGGAAAATAATAATGTAGTAAGATTTACATTGTGTAAAACATCTGATCCATATAAAGCAGGTTGGCTTTCAAAATGGAAGTGTCTATTACTTATTTATTGGGGTTGCTTTTTATTAAAATACAATATTATGAAACATAAAAAATTTTATTTTTTACTTTTGTCTTCTATTATTTCGATAATGACATTTATTATTTTTTCAATTGGATTTGGTATAGTTTTGCATGATGTATTAACCAAATAGTATGAAAAAAAGTAAATTTTTTATTAAAGACAATCGCCCACTTATTAATAAAATCAAAGACTTTGGACAATCTCTCCTATTTTGGAAGGGTAGAAAGAAAGGTATAGTACATACTCGTGATATAGAGTGGGATGATATTCGTTATATTTTCTTTCCTAAAGATTTTTCTGAAAAGTATGGTTATTTAGGTGCAGTACCAAGAGAATATAGTTGTAACCAAGCTATGGTCCCATTAGTTTTAACTATGGACTATGAAGCAAAACCTTGGTGGTGTCCTCGTTGGTTTCTTAGATTTCTCGATGTATTTGGTAACGATAAATCAATTGTAAGGGTTCGTAATAGGACACTACACAACTTACATAGAAAACTAACTAAAGGAATTACATTCACAGATTATAAAACAAAATGGGAATGGTATGATTTAAGAATCTCAGTTGCTGCACCTCAATACATTCAGAACCTTGCTGATTCCATTGAAAATTATTACTATCAAAAAGGTTACAAAAAAGATTTAACCAAAAAAATCAAAAAAATTGAACCAGATTTTAATAAATATATGACTAATCAAAATTTAGAAAAATATTATAAAAAACTAATAAAAAAATGAAAAATATTGTATCAACAGGTGAATATTTATTATTAATTGATGTAAATAAATTTAATTTATATACAAAATATATTTATGATAGTTTAAATAAAAAACTTTTAATTCAAGAAAATTGTATTTGTAATGAAAACTATTATAATGTATTAGCACATCTTCCTTTAGAAGAAAATAAAATTGATAATTTAGATTTTTTACCTAAATTAGATTATAATTTATTACCTGAAAAATTTAAAATAGAATCTAAAATTAATAATCAATATATTGGTAAATATTATTATTAATAAAAATGGTAATATCAAAAGTTATAATTGAAGCTGGATATAAAAAGATTAGTCGCTATTTGGAAAATCTTTAGTTGGTGGTTATTCAACATGGATTTGAAAAGCACATTTAATATGAAATAGTCAGGTGGCGGAATTGGTAGACGCTAGAAGTGAATAGATAAGTAAGTATATTGTCACTTCCCAAAAATATTGCTACTTATCATACAGGTTCGAATCCTGTCCTGACTACTTGTGTTGTTCCCTTGAGAAAGGAATGTCAAGAGAGTCGCTTCTGCAACTTACCTCTACAGCACAGAGGACTTCTCATCCTCAACATAGTCAGGTGGCGGAATTGGTAAACGCACACATTAACTCGCAAGGTTGATATTGCATGCTGGTCGTAAGCGGACATCGTGCAGGAGTGGCAAAGCGCTGGTGGTACGGTTGCAACCGTAAATGGAAGAGAAAACCACAAATGGCATACAGGTTCGAATCCTGTCCTGACTACAAGGGTTTCCCATCCTTACCAAATAAAAGGGATGACATCTCGGAAAGACGAGGATATAGTCAGGTGGCGGAATTGGTTAGACGCAACTACTACAAGTCGGCAAGGTAATGAGAGGTTCAGCTCAGTCTGATGAATGAAGAGTATTACTTCACCTAATAACTTGCACCACAGGTTCGAATCCTGTCCTGACTACACGTTCTGTGTAACTAACAGATAGTCCAGACCTGGATGATGAGAAGTAGAGTAGTTCTCTACATGGTTCACGTATGGAGTATAGGGATGAACTCCAGGGCAAGTCAGCCTGCACCTCGCCAAGTCAAATGATTAGTCCTAACTCTTATATAGAGGACAGCCAAGACACCTGTAAGTTGGATAAATTAGGGTGTCACCATAGTCAGGTGGCGGAATTGGTAAACGCAACCACAGAGCGTGATGGGAGTTAAGCTGAATGTAAGACCCATCGTTGGTTCAGCACTTACAGGTTCGAATCCTGTCCTGACTACTAAAAAATAAAAGTTATGATGGAAACAATAAATCAAATTCTAAACCAACTATTACCCTATTTTGGTATTTGTTTTGTAGTTCTTTTTGTTTATATGTTTATTAAACCTTTTCACGATTATTATAAAAAATAATATGAAATTAAAAAACACACGATTTGATATATTTTACTACTTAGTAGTAGGTTTTTCATCTTTAGTAATTTTACTTTGGATTATTCTACTTATTCTTAAAGTTATTATATCATCATTAATTTAAAAATAGTTCATTGACATCTTGGAAAAATCGCTGCCTCCTCGTCTAACGGCTGTACAGCAGATTTTGATTCTGTTTATCGAGGTTCAAATCCTGTCCTGACTACAAAAAAAGCCAAGTAGTTTAAGTGGTAAAACGACAATTAGGGAGTGCGCACCCCGACCGTAAACAGAAGTTGTAAACGTGGGTTCGAATCCCACCTTGGCACTAAAATAAATAGTATAGATAATATAGTAAATAACCGACTCAAACTTTGTGAGGATAAAATAATAAAAATTGATGGTGTAAAATATAAACTAATTAAAATTTAAAAATAAAAATCATAACTCTGTCATTTAAAGATTATGATTTTTATTTCTACATTTACCACAAATAAAAAAATAAAAGTTATGGTAACATTAGAAGTTACAAACGAACAACTTAGACTAATCCAACAAGCACTGGATATGTATTCTCGTATTGGTATCGGCCAATTATGGGTAATTAAAGACCACCCAACCTATTACAATGTTTTACATAATAAACTCCGACCTAAAAAAGAAATAGAAGTTGGTGATAGTACTGAACGTGGTGAGGTGATAGAAATTGGAGATGGATACATTAAAACCAAAGGTCATTGGGGTAATGGGGAAGAAATTCGTACTTGGACTGATGTTGAGGATGTAAAATTATCTATTGATTATGAAAAATACCACAGTATTAGAGATGAAGCAGATAAAATATTACATAATGCTGCTAACATGCTTTTACAAGAAAACTTTGCTAATGGTGGAAGTTATGGTATATACAATCCCCAAGTAGATGAAAGTGCAAGAGTGGCTTGGGATATTCTCCAAGTTATTCGTCATGAGTTTTGGAAACAAGATGAAACCCGTTCTAATATGAATGTAGGTAGTTCGGTTCATTTGGGAACGAAAGATTGTGACAAAATAAAATGTGAATTAGATAAAAATTAAAAATATGTTAAAATATACGCAATTACACTAAAAATTAAATTATTAAAAAATAATAATAACGAATTATGAAACCAATTATTGATTATTATACCCAAGAAATAACTAAAAAAACAGGGATAAATATTGATCAAATACGAAGTAAAAGTAGTAAACATAAAATTGTACAAGCTCGTTATGCATTAGTTTATCTTTTACGTGTTAAAGCTGATTTGCGATTAAAAATTATTTGTCAACATGTAAATAAAGATCACAGCATTATTTACCATGCTAAAAATTCAATTAATGATGATTATTTCATTAAAGGAAAAATATATAATTGGATTGAAGATATACCAAAATATGAAGATAATAATTTAGAATATAATGATAAAATGAATGTTTTAGAATGCATTAATATGTTTGGTTTTATTTATAAAATTGATAAAGCAATTATTGATGCAATTAAAAAAAAACACAAAGAAGAACTTTTAATGAGTTATAAACAAAAAAGCAATAATTTTGAATTGTATTACAATAAAACTTTTAATTTATGATAACAAATATAGATGTAAGTAGGCAAATAAATTACAAAGGTCAAACAATTATTTTTTATTTAGAAATTGAATATGATGATATAGATGTTAATTTGCATAATGATACGGTCGGTGAATTTAATGTAATTTTAGAAAAAGATATTTATTCTACTTATGAAAATGGAAAACTTCTTACTCATAAAATGACTATAGAAATTTTAAATGCTATTAATGATTTTATTGAAAATGAATATTTTATTCAAGATATTTTACAATACGAGTATGACAACCGCGAACCTAATTTTGAAATGCCATAATACAAGAATTTGTTTTATTGAAAACAATTCTTCTAACATTCGACTTTCTACTCTTATGAAAATAATTCAACAAGGGTTTGGAGGAGATTTAAAATTGACACTTCAATTGTAATGACAAAAGATTGGATTAATAACGACACATAAATACTATTTATAAAAATAATTTAATTTTATGTTAGAAAAAGAATTTGTACCTTACGAACAAGCCCTGATTCTTAAAGAACTTGGTTTTGATGAACCTTACCTAGGGGCTTACTACCATGCAACTAAAGAGTTTACAGTTTGTGATTGCAAAGTTCATCATGCACAAGGAGAGCATACTGTTATAGCACCAACATTCTCGCAAGCATTTAGATGGTTTAGAGAGAAGTATGGTTTATATTCAGTAATAGATGGTTTAGAAGGTAGACAATACTATAAGATTACACAATTAAATAGTTATTCTAAAGAATATGATACCTACGAAGAAACAGAACTTGCTTGTCTTAGAAAATTAATTGAAATTGTAAAACTATGATTACCTGCACTCCAACTGAAAACCCCTATGTACTCGAAGTTAGTTTTATGGGGAAGTTTATAGGGGTATTCATCCAATCCGATAACGGAGAGTATTACTTCGACTACAAGCAAGGGGATGGATGGCTCAGCGCAAGTGACCTCATCATCATCTCGGATAAGCTTCAAGAACTCAATTCAACCTTAATCCCCAACCCATGAAAACCTTTAATCAATACCTTAAATCATTAGAAGCCTGCCAGACCGCCATTGATTGGGCTGGCGATAAAACAATTGAACAGGTCGTAGCCGACTGCCATCGTGGCGACTGGCTGCTATGGCTCGCAAAAAAATGCGGTGTCGAATTACAACCGCTGACCC